GTCTAGAGCGTGAGAGGTTCCAAAGATTTACCCACCCCCTACCCCGTCTCGCTGTCCCTGCGCTGCGCCTCGCTGTCATGATGCTGCTTGCAAAGGCTTTGCCACTTGCTGCTATCCCAGAACAGCTTCATGTCGCCTCGGTGCGGTGTTGAATGGTCAACCACTGTAGCCAACGTCACGCGCCCGTCACGCTCACACATCACGCATAAAGGACTGTTGGCCAGGTGTCCAGCTCTCGCCTTCTGCCATGCGTAGCCATAGCCGCGCTGCGTGCTGTTCTGTGTGTTGGTGCGCCATGAGTCAGCGCTTATCACCGTTTTGATGGTGCGCGTGTCCAGCGTGGCAAGTCGAGGCTTTAGCGTCTTTAGTGCCATAAAGCAAAAAACCCGCCTACATCGCTGTAGTGGGCTGTTTTTAGAGGCGACTATTCACATAGCGGCCTGAGTCTGTTGTTTGTGGCACCGATTCAGTGCCTTTGTAACTTGGCGGCATTATGCATTAATTGCATAACGTAGTCAATCAAGATTCAAATCTATTTTTTTCATAGTCTTACCTGCCGCAATACTTAGCAACTCAGACACACGATCATGCAGCCATAGCCAAGCCTCATCCTGTGGCATTGGCGGCTTACCTGTACCTTGACACTCTGGACATGGATCATCGCTTCTTGCTATTGAGTGAGGGATAAGCTGATACCCAACACCACCGCAAGCGTGGCATTTGGCGTGCAGGTAGTACGCAATCACTTCCATGGCGATATGCCGTGGCGTACCTTTCAGCCTGTTGCGCATCATGTGACCGGCCAGCTCGTACGCCAGCCCATCAACCAAGCGCATCTTCTGCGATGTCTTACCGCCGTACACCACGGACCAGAGCAATAAAGCATCTGCGTGCTCTTGCGCAGCCATCCCAGCCGCCCCAATCACATCACTGGCACTCATGCGTGTGCGAGGCTCAGACTTGAGGTTGCTGGTATTGCGGGCTATCGAATAGTGCTCTGATATTTTCGCCATCACGCCCCCATCATCTGATCCATCGCCTCTGCCGACCGGTAGGCTTCAATCTTGTCTGTGGTCCGGCGTCCGCCAGGCAGCACCCAACCCTCTGGATAGATGACTTTGGAAAACCCAATGACTGCCAGGGCATAAATCACCCTTGCTTTGCCGACCGTGATGTTTTCCGGGTGGTCAAACCGTGGTGCTTTGTCGAAGTCGCTCATTTTTGTCCTTTGCTTACTTGCTTGATTGCCCAATCCAATAGCTGCTTCTGTGTGACGCCGAATTCACGCTCCCATAGCTTTGTGCCAATGTGATGCACACCCTCCGCGCCCCTGTGGTGGTTGAAACAAAGCGGGATCAGCGTTAGATAGCCGCCCTTGCCCCAGCCGCCCGAGCGCAAGTGGTGGAGTTCCACTGGTCCGGGCTCATGCGAACCGTGAAGGTGATGGCACATAGCGCAGCCGATCAGTGACAACAATATTTTGTGATGGGCTTCATCCTTGCTCATACGGCCACCAACTCTTTAAACTTCACACCACGATCCGCGCCCCACGCGCCAAGAAACTCAATAAACTGCGCAGCCTCTTTGACGTAAAAGTCAGAGCTGTGGATCTCAAGCTGGATGATTCGCTTGCCGTTTTCGCTTGGGATGATTCGGCTGTCATGGTGCAGCGGTGAGCCAGCATTGCGCATCTCGTCCGCGAACTCATCAATCAAAATGCGCTTCATGTCGGCGGCGGGCCAGCGCTTACCGGCGTACTCGCTTTGCGCGGCTATCTCACCAATCATGGCGTGATACTTTTCCTCTTGGATGCGCTTTTTCTTTGGCTCCGACACCTCGACGCGGTAGCCGTCTGGAGCGTCCCAGATGTACTCTTGAGCCCGCCGACGGGCTGTTTCGTGGGCCAGGATAAATACGCGCTTCATTTATTGTCGTCCTGCGCTTGATCAATCTCATGCATGGCGCGCTTTAGATAAATCGCCATATCGAGCGCCTCTTCATAGCCATGCTGCAGCCAATCACGCAGCGCCAGCGGGTTATCGGCTACTGTTGTTTTGTATTTGCTGATACCTTTAGCCTGACGCAGTGCGATATCTGCGCACACTTCAGCCTCGATGCCACTGACTGATAGGTTTTCCAGCTTCTTGTCTGCCACCCATGCCAAATGCACTTTGACTTGATCGCATCGCGCACAGGATGTCTCGTATCGCCTGTGGTGTTCTGTGCAGTACATCATTTCGCACCCCGATACGTCCAAGCCACCATAGCCGCATCGCGCTCGTGCTGGTTGCTGCGCTCTGTCCAACCCGTCGCCGCCTTAAACTGCGCCGCGTCCAGCTTCGCGCCCTTGTGCTTTGGGCTGATGCCGTGGACTGGGATGCCTTTGCGATCACAAATTGCGACGATCAATTTGCACCAGGCGTCGATTTCACCGACGTTGCGCGCCATCTTGAGTGCTGCTGGCCTGCTCTTGACGGTGGTGAACATGTGGCTGATCAGGCGAGAGTCTTCATAAACCACGCGGCCAGCCCCGTGGATAAAGTCACCGACTTGAAACGGATCAATCGTGTGCAGGCTGGCCAACTTACCGCCGTGGTAAATGGCGATACCCGTGGACGCGCCAGGATCTATGCCCACAATCACCGCTCACCCCCGAAACACGACATTACGCAGATCCCGCCAATCAGCACCACAGCGCACGCAAATACGATGGCCAGGCGGAACGGCACAGTCAGCGCGTACCAAAACAAAGTTGCTTTGCTCATTTTTTCATTGCCTCCCGCACGCCAGCATTAAGGTCGAGCCACGGCATCGCGGCGTTGTATTGCGCCAGGGCGTAGCGGGCGTAATCCGGCTGTGGTGTGCATTTGTCGTTACCGTTTTTCATCAAAATGATCCCTTGAATGATTCGCTGCCTCAAATCCTCTGTCTGGCTGTTTGAACTCGACGTAATTGACATCTTTGTGATTGCGCTTCTGCGTGCGGTACTGCATGGACTCTCGATCAAACCAAAGGCATTGCGTATGGTCTTGGCGGTCGCCGTTACGCTGTTTTTTCAGGATCAGCTTTGCGTCTGGTGCCTCTTGCAACTCAATCCATTTGCTGTGTGCAGCCTCATCTGATGGGTTTGGCTCTGCTTGGTCTTTTTGAGCACGCCACACAACAAATACGTTATCTGCCCCGTCTGTGATCTTTGAGCTACCAGCTACGTCGGCCTTACCAGGGCCAGCGCTTTCATCTTTACCTTTGCGCGGATGAGCAACCAAATGAACATGGATGCCCGTTTTTTTGGCAAGGTCGCACAACTGCCGGATTGCCTCTTTTTGCGCCGTCATCGCACCTGGGCCATCTTCTGGAACGTCTGTCATCATGAGACTGTCAATCACCACATGCCGCACCCCGTAGCGCTTGTTCGCGTAGGTGAAAACCTCAATCAGCCGCTTCAAGGTCGCACTGCCTTGCTGGTTGAAAATCCAGAAGCGATCAATCAACCACTCGAACACCGCGCTGATGTAGGCTGGCGTTGGACGGTCGAGCCCGGTCGCCTGCTTGATCGTGCGTTTCAACAGGTAGTCGGGCTGCATTTCTCCCGAGAACACCACAAAACGCTCGCCTTGAGCGATCAAGCCAAGTTGCACCTGAGACAGCAGCAAGCTCTTGCCGTGACCGTTGTAGCCCGTCCATACGGTCAACTCTCCCGGCCTAAACTCGAACCATTCAAATTCAATGTCAAGTTTTAGTCTTGGGTGTTTGTCTGCATCTGCTGCCGGGTAAAACATTGACAACACCCGGCCCATGAACTCGCTTGCCGATCTCATTTCGTCTGGGTCTTGCGCCTTGGCTGACAGCATGGCGGTCTTAAAGTCTTCCGGTGTAGCGCCATCCATCAGCCACTTATTGGCATCTTTTGCGCCCATCTTCATGCGCTTGCAACGCTCTACACCAAGGCGCTTCATGATCTCCGCAGCGCCTTTGTCGCCCTGCTCGTCGTGGTCAAATGCAATCACGATTTCGCTGAATCTCTCCAGCCGGTCCCAATCGTTTTCGATCCATTGGTGGTTGTTCGCACCCGCGTTGACAGATAAAGCCGTCAGGCCACACTGCCATATCGTCATGGCATCAATCTCGCCCTCGGTGATGATGATGGTTCGGTCTTTGGGTTGAACCAAATGCCAGCCGAATAAGCAGGGTTCAGCGTCTTTTTCCTGTTGCATCCCTTTTTTGTCGTCCGGGTTGCGGTACTTGCCATTGACATACACGCCATCACGCAAGTAAGGGAACAAAGCCCACACCGAACCGTTACGGCTCACCTCGCGCACTTTGAACGACTCGATTGTTTCGTCAGTGATGCCACGGCCATTCAGCCACTCGCGTACCCGGCTTGTGGGGATCGAATTCTTCGGGCGCTGTGGTCGTGTGTATTCCACTGGCTTACGTTCCGGCATCCGATCGACCACGTTCAGAAAGCGCTTCGCATCTGCCAAGGCTTCGGAGATTGAGTAACCCTTAACCGCCACGAACAGGTCAAGCAAGTCGCCTCCTTCGTCGGTTGCAAAGTCACGCCACACGCCAGCTTTTGAGCCAGTCAAACGAACCGAGAGGCTGTTTCCAGGCTCACCGCCTTTGCTTCCAGCTTTCCACTCGCTGCCGTGCTTTTTTCCGCCGTGGAGCAGGTACGAAGCGACGTTTGTGGCGTCTTTCGCCAGCATTTCCGAGACTTCTTTTGCGTTCATGCCACCGCCTGCGCAATCCGTTTTCCATCGCGGAAAAACTTGGCAGTGCTGGGCGAGCACCCGACATTCCTGGCCTCGTATTCGTTGTCAAATCCGGCAACCGTCCACCAGTCAGCGGGCTTGGCAACGAACGCAGACGGACGGGCATTGCCGACCCATGTACGCCATGCCGCTTGCCAATCGGCCATCAGCGAGGCTTTGGCCATGTGGTAGTTTTTGAACTTAGGCAGTTCTGCCTGCACGTTGACGTGCTTTTCTCGCGCTGCCTCAATCCCGGTTGAGTCCGGTTCAAACCCATCGGGCAAAGGCGTTTGTGCCTTGCGGAGCGAAGCGCCTACAGCTTTAGCTGTTGTATTTAATACTGGTGTTGGTGTTGGTGTTGGTGTTGGTGTTGGTAGTTGAACGTCTGTTTGCTTTTCTGGCAACGTCCGTTCAACGTCCGTTTGTTGTTGCTCTAACCGACGTTCAGCAGCCGCTCTGCGAGATTTCACGCTTAGTTCAGCAGCGTCGCGAGCCTTCGCTTGCTTGTCCTGCATTTTTGCAATCTCTTCGTCGCATCTTTTATGCTCCCATCCAGCATCCGTCAGTCTAAAAAATTCGTTTAGTACTGACTCAACATCAGCCATCATGGAGCGCAGCCGAACCAATTTAGCAGTGGCTTGTATGTCGGCTGGAAGTGACCCTTCACGCAGGTAATACTGATCTAGCAGCCTACGGTATGCCAAATCCTCCATAGGCTCCAAATGGCCTGTATGAGCAGCGTAGTCGCCAACATTGAATGGGAAATAGTTCATTGACTGCTCCTCAAAATGGGAGTGATGGATCGTTTGGAACCCATACCATCCGGTACTCGCCGACTGATGGAGGTAACGCCTTGGTGATACCTTGTGCTAGCACATGGATGTCAAAGCCGCTAACGGTCTGACATGTTTCGTCATCCCATACCGGGCTTGGTGTGAATGATTCAACTCGAGCAGCGCAGGCAAGAACTTGACTTGCAAAAAACTTTTCTTTTCTTTCGCTTCCATGGAAAACAAATGTGACCATCGGCTCTTTTTCCATGGTCAATTCAGCGCTGCAATTTTCTAGTTCGTATTTCATGTTTACCTCGTCGTTAACAACTCTCATAAACTCAATGGCAGGCAGTGAGAGGAATCTGCTTTTCACTTCTGGTAATTAGTCAGTTGCTAGCCTTGAGAAACTCATAGCGCCTTCAATCTCAAGATAAAAAACGCTGTGCTGACAACCCATGCAGGCAACTTGCCATCGCAGTAGGCGGTCATCACAAAGTTCTTAATTCGCGTCCTCAAAGCCCTAGCCTTTCCAACAGCACCTGCATCGCCGCCTCGTACTCCCGGCCTGTCGCGTTCTCATTTGCGGTCATCCAAGCCTGTTTGGCGGCCTCGTATGCGCTCCATTGCGGGTTGAGTACCCCATCGCACCGACCATCGGCCAACGCACAGACATCATTGGTATCGTGGGGAAGCATCGTGCTCATTCCGAAGCGCTCCGATTGATCCCGGTAGCATCCGGCTTGTTTCCGGCCACGCGGAGAATTAAAGTTGCGACATGAAGCTGTTCCGCACTCCAATCACGAAGCAACTGGCGAATAACAGTTGTGCGCTTGATGTTCTTTGCGCTGCAATAGCCGTCAAGCACTGCTACTTCGTCAGGGCTGACTTCAAAACTGATTTCGGTGCGCTCGGCGGCCATGACTCAAGCCGCCTTCTGCTCTTGGGTGGTGGTGTCGATCAATGCAACATGGCTCATGCGCCAATCCATTGCATATTGTTTGAGCAGTGGTTTGCGCTCTGCATAAGGGACTCCGCGCCCTTGCAATGTGGAGTTCTTCAGCTCCAGAAACGACAGCAGCTCAAGCTCTACGATATTCAGGCCATCTCGCTCCATGCCGGTGAACTGCCCGCTATGTGCCCAGTTGACCAGTTTGGCCTCGCACATGTAGTGCTTTGGTTCTGTGGCTTTTCCAATTGCCGCGCGAACCTCTTGCAGCATGGCGTTCATCACCTTGTTGGAACTGGCCGCAGCAGAACGCAACTTGCGCCAGTCAGTGTTTCCTTTGGCCGCTTTTTGGAATGTGCGATAAACACGGACCTCAAAAGCCGGGTCAATCCATGCTGCGTACCGAATGGCTACCAGCTCCACGGCATAGGTGCCTTGAGACTTGCCGCCTTTGACACTGTGAACCGATGTGCTTTTTTGCACATCGCCCTTTTCAGCATCAAGAGCAACAATGAAGTCCTGAACACCCTCATTTCTGAGGAATTGGCCGGGTGCATGGTTCTCTGTGGCCTTGCCGTTGGCCATTGCGGCCTTGTGCAAGTCGTTCAGGCAGTAGCGCCCGTTGGCATCCACGCGCACAACCACATCGTCTATGGTGATCAGTTCCATTTATGCGGCCTCCACGGTGCTTGGTTTACGAGTGGGTTTGCCAGGTTTCGCGTAAATAAGCTCCAGCGCTTTGCGCCACCCAGTGGGTACACCACGGGAGCGCCACATACTTACAGTGCTTTGTGCAAGTTCGAGAGATTGAGCAAGCTTGCTCACCCCTCCTTCATGCTTGATTGCTTTTTCTAATATGTCCATATCGCAATATTATCACTAAGACGATATGCGTTGCGTGATTGTTTTTATAAATCAACAATGACAATTGTGAACATGGAAACTATCGGCCAGCGCATCAGGCGGTTACGTCTAGGATGGAAGGCGCAGAAAACACTTGTGTTTACCTGCATAGTTTTTTTAAATCGTTAAAGTGATTTTTATTGATTTTTTTTTTCCTTGCTGTATCACGATTGCGATATGTGATGTATGATTCACCCATGCCAGAACAAAACAAGTTCTGGAACAGGCGACACACAGCCTAGCCGCTATGACTCTGGTGAGACTGAAGCCAGACGAGTGCAACAAGTTGAGGAGTAGACGCCCTAGCGCCATCGAGCGCAAACGTACAAGTGGCCTGGGAACAGGCAATGCCGCCACACGATGCGGAAGCCATTCTCACGAGTGGCAAAAATTCAGGGCAGTTAACCGAGTCCGGTACGGCAGAGACTCCGGGCAAGGGAAAGCTGATGTACTGCCCTGAATTTTTTCAAAGGATCAATCATGTGGGATTACACAAACCCATCCCGCTGGCGCGACCAACGCGCTGGCCCAACCTGTTCAACAAGAAAAAAACCAGTCTGGAAAATCTAACGATTGGGCGGCGTCTGACTGGTTTCATCTGATCGGGAAGACATCAAGGTTATTTCAAGGTATTAATCAAGGTTATATCAAAGAAAAGTAAGTGCAACTCACGCGCTTCGCTTGTGCGCAATCTACACTGGAGTCATCATGAAAACACCCAACAGACAAACGGCTGTAAGAGCTTATTTTGAAGCTATGGGATTCAACGACAAAAAGCCTGCTCAACATGAAAGGCAACGGCCACAACGTATAGCTGGTGGATGCCTGCTGTACACATTGAAAAACAGCCGGGTACAGCAACACCCCCCAACCCCCTACTACTCGTAGGGGGAGAAACAGCCGCTTTATTCAGGGAAGCAGGCGAAAAGCCACGACCCGCAAGGGTGCGCAAATTTACGCATCCACGAACCGCAACAGGGGTTTATCTCTCAACTTGGGCAAAACAGCGAACCCGCCCCGTCGGACGCTTGAGCACGGCTAGCCACCGATAAAAGGCAGTTGTCGATAGGCGAGTTACCCGGACAAAGGAAGCCAGTAGGCGCGGGGTACTTGGGCATGGCGAACCCTTAACGCAATCAGTAAAGCCTTATGCACCACGGATAGCACGGTCAGCAATGACGCTGGAAAACGTAACCAGCACTATCAAGTAGCCGCACTCACAACCACCTAAGTTTGGCGCTGGAAAACACCAATTTTGGAGAGTGCGGCTACTTGATGGATCAGCAGAAACAGCGGGTTAGCGCCGCTGAATTGAAAAGCTGTGAAAGTCGAAGTGAGAAATGCTGCTTTATGCAAGTCTGCTCGATCTGTCACCAATACAGCCACACACGTGGCTTTTTTACGCCCGAAAGGATCACCATGAGCCACACAGCGACTTACACCACAGAAACCGGGGATTTGGTCATCGAGTTCGACTACGAGCCCGCAGAGCCAAAAACCTTCAACGATCCCGGCTGCCCTGAAAACGTGGATGTGATTTCCGTGTTGGCGGGACCGATTGAAATGATTGATTGGATCAGCGAAGAGGCTTTGGACATTTTCAAAGAGAAGTGCTTGGAGTCGGTTGCTGATACCAGGTTCAGCAACGACCTCGACCGCGGCCAAGACCGTTATGAAGATCGGATGGCAGCATGAATGCAATTATTGCAAGCACACCCGAACGGTTTCACACCGCCGACTATGGCGCGTATCGCTGGGATCCGCTGATGGTTGAAAAGCCGGGGACGTGGATTCTCATTTCAACATCGTGTTCTTTTGACCATTTCCGAGGTGTTCAGCGCCCGCATGTGACATGCGTGGTCGATGACTTTGGCGACTTAGTGAGGGTGCAATGAACGACATCACCGCATGGCTGGCCGGAGGGCTTATGGCTCTTGTGCTGGCCGCATCAATGATTCTGGATGGGCCGAGCGAATTACAAGCAACCACTGATGTGGCGGCGGAAGTGGCTGAACTGACCGGGGGAAACAAATGAGCCAAGAAACATTGGACAAACTTTGCCGAGAGGCGATACAGCGAATCGCGTACCACGCAAGCCGCAGCGCAGGCCAACACATCAGAGCTATGCGCGAGAAATGGAGCAAGAAATGACACAAGCACAGCTTTACTCGATCCTGATGGAGAGCGACACGGCATACAAAAACGCTGAGTGGATTTGTGCAGCGCTTGGTGTTCCGTGCCCGCCAGACAGGACAGATGACAGCGAGATTGAACTACATGAAGAGGTGGAAGCATGAGCGTAGCCTGCATGATTTTGGGCCAGTCTGGAACCGGAAAGACTACCAGCCTGCGCAACCTTAAACCGGATGATGTGCTGCTGATCCAGGCCGTCAAGAAGCCTTTGCCATTCCGGGCCAAGAACTGGGTGCCCTGCACCAAGGGAAATCCGGCAGGGTCAATTCTGGTGACGGACAACGCACAGACGATTGTGGGGGCCATGCAGCGCACTCACAAGCCCATCATCGTGATTGATGACTTTCAGTACATCCTGGCCAATGAATTCATGCGCCGGGTACTGGACAACGAAACAGGCAATGCAGCCTTCGCCAAGTACAACGAGATAGCCCGTAACGCTTGGGACATTCTGATGACTGCGGGCAGGCTGGCAGATGAAACCCGCGTCTACATCTTGGCTCACACGCAAGAGGACGACAACGGGCGAATCAAGGCGAAAACCATCGGCAAATTACTGGATGAAAAAATCACGCTTGAAGGCTTGCTAACCATCGTGATGCGAACTGCCGTCATCAATGGGCAGTACCTTTTCAGCACGCAAAACAGCGGCAGCGATACGGTTAAAACGCCGCTCGATATGTTCACCGACGAACACATTCCAAACGATTTAGCAGTGATTGACAACACGATTACCGACTACTACGCAATTTCACAACCCGCTTAAACACAAGGAAAAGCACCATGTACAACTTAGACACAGACGCAGCACGCAAAGCCGATCAATCAGGCGCAGGGATTAAAGAGCTTGGCAAATACGTTGGTGAGTTCACCCAGGCCAAAGACATCGTGAGCAAAAACACTGGCACCAAGGGCATTGAGTTTGCCTTCAAAAGCACAAGCGGACAAAAGGCCAATATCTCGATATACACCATGAGCGCCAAAGGGGAAAAGTATCAGGGCTACGAGGCGCTTATGGCAATCATGACCTGCATGAGCCTGCGCAACATCAAGCCGCAACTTGGCAAGGCCACCAAATACGACTACGACACCAGAAAAGAAGTTCTCGAAGAGTGCCAAATTTTTCCTGAGCTTTGCAAGCCCATCGGCGTTCTTTTGGAAACTGAGGACTATCAAAAACAGGATGGCTCAGTTGGCACGCGCATGATTCTGAAAAATGTTTTTCAGGCAAACACTGAACTGACGGCAAGCGAAATTCTCGACCGCAAAACAAAACCTGAGCAGCTTGAAAAGATGGTTGCCGGGTTGCGTCACCACCCTCTGAAGAATGCAAAGCCACTGCCAACAAGGCAGCACAGCAGTGGCCCGCCAAGTTCTGGATTTGATCCAGCTTTTGATGACGGGTCAGATATACCTTTTGTCACAGCATCAATGCACTACGACATGACCACCAGCAAAACTCGCAAGCTGGCCCGATACGACTATTGAAAGTACACCATGTTTCACGCAATCATTCTGGATATTGAAACCATACCCGCTACTGCGCCGCACATTGCAGACTACATCGCAGCCACGATCAAGCCACCAGGCACGATCAAGCTGCCAGCATCAATCGAAAAATGGCACAAGGAAAGCAAGCAAGAAGCGATAGAGGAAGCCATCGCCAAGACGGGCTTAGACGGGGCTTTTGGGCAGGTTGTGTGCATTGGGTATGACTTGCACGATTCAGGTAATCCTGACGCCGTTTACGGGCTTGACGAGGTTGAATTGCTGACACGATTTAACGCCGCTCTGGACGCCATCCCACGCAACATGCACAACGCGACAACAGTAGTAGGTCACAACGTCAGCGCGTTTGACTTGCGTTTCTTGTGGCAGCGGTATGTCGTCAACGGTATCAGGCCGCACGCCATCATCAACGCCGCAGCGCAAGCGAAGTCGTGGGATGCGAAGATTTACGACACCATGACGCAGTTTGCCGGGTTTGGCAATCGCATCAGTCTGGACAAGCTTTGCATGGCTTTGAGCATCCCAACGCCAAAGGGTGACATGGATGGATCAATGGTCGGTCAAGCTGTGGCTGATGGCCGATTGCTTGATGTTGTTGAGTATTGCAAGCGCGACGTTAAGGCCACTCGAGAGGTATACCGCCGAATGACATTCGCCGACGCCAATCAGATGCGATTGGCAGCATAAATAACCAAGCCCTTCGGGGCTTTTTTTACGGGATAAACATGAACTACGCAGAATTTATACAGCGCAAAAAGCACAGCATTGGAGACTTTGGTTTCGATCCTGTTTGGATGCCTGATTGCGCTTTTGATTTTCAGGAAAGCATCATTACCAAGGCTGTGCGTAAAGGTCGTATTGGGATTTTTGCAGACACTGGTCTCGGAAAGACGTTGATGGAGCTTTCAATCGCTGAGAACATCATCCGGCACACAAACAAGCGTGTGTTGATTCTGACGCCTTTGGCTGTTGCTTTCCAGTTCATTGATGAAGCTGCTCGAATCGGTATAGACGACATAGCGCATAGCAAATCTGGTGAGTTGAAAAAGAAAATAACCGTTTGCAATTACGAGCGGTTGCACTTTTTAAACCCTGATGATTTTGATTGTGTGATCCTTGACGAATCTTCAATCCTGAAGAACTTCGCAGGCAAAACGCGAGATGAAATCGTTGCGTTTATCAAGCGTGTTCGCTATCGGTTTTTGAACACAGCAACACCAAGCCCTAATGACTTCATTGAGCTTGGTAACAGCTCTGAAGCCCTTGGATACATGGGCTATATGGACATGTTGTCACGGTTTTTCAAAAGCACTCAGAACGATCAGGACAGCAACAACCGAAACATTGGGAACAAATTCAGACTACTTGGACACGCTGAACGCGACTTCTTCGCATGGGTCAATCAATGGTCAGTAATGGTTAAAAAGCCGTCTGATTTGGGGTTTTCGGATGACCGCTATTCATTACCATCACTACACGTAAACAAGCATATTGCACGCAATCAGAAACAATGGTGCATTGATGGTCAAACATCATTATTCGTCATGCCTGCGCGAACAATGACAGAGGTCAAAGGAGAGCAAAAAACCACTGTGAACGAACGCTGTGAGCAAGCAGTGGCGCTTGCCAGCGGTAAGACTTCGGTTTACTGGTGCAACCTCAACGACGAAAGCGAACTATTGGCAAGCCTTGATAAGGATGCGGTAGAGATCATAGGCGGCATGTCGATTGACAAGAAAGAGGAAATTCTTGTCTCCTTCGCTAGGGGAGAGATTAAGCGCCTGATTACCAAGGCTCGGATGACAAGCATGGGCCTCAATTGGCAGCATTGCAATCACACCGTATTTTTCCCGACCTGGAGCTACGAACAGTATTACCAAGCAATCCGCAGGTTTTGGCGATTCGGCCAAAAGTCAGAGGTCACTTGTGACATGGTGATTAGCGAAGGTCAAATGCGCGTCATGGAAGCGTTGGAGCAAAAGACACAGAAAGCAATTGAGCTTTACGGCAATTTGGTACAAGCCGCTAATCAAGATTTTTCGTACACATCAAAAGAATTTAACCAAGCCGTCAAATTACCGGAGTTTTTGAAATGAAAACAAAAGACCAAATTCACACACCAACTTACAGCATTTTTAACAGTGACTGCATGGAGGTCTTGCCGACTCTGCCTGATGCGTCTGTTGATCTATCTATCAATTCTCCTCCGTTTGGTGGACTGTATGCTTACACAAGTAGTCCGCGAGATTTTTCGAACTGCGATACCCGTGAGCAATTTTTGGAACAGTATGATTTTTTGATCGCTCAAATGGCGCGAGTGACAAAGCCTGGGCGAATCAATGCGATTCACTGTCAAGATGTTTTTGACCATTCATCGCGCCTTTGGGACTTGCCGCATGAAATTATTGCAATCCATGCAAAGCACGGATTCACCTATCGCAATCGCATCACAATTTGGAAGGAGCCGCTGCGCGTTCGCACTCGCACAATGGTTCAAAGCCTGATGCACAAATTTATCATTGAAGACTCCACAAAGTGCTTCACTGCGATGCCTGATTACGTGCTGATTTTCACGCGCAATGGTGAAAACCAAGTACCAGTAACGCACCCTGAAGGATTCAAAAGGTATTACGGGCAGACTCCAATACTTCCAGAAATGCTGCGCATTTTCAACAGTACAAACGAAACCAACTTTACGGCGGAACAACTTTGGGATTACCTGCAAAACAATTTTGCAGACCATAAAGACCCGCGTTCAAATAAGTTATCGCACTACATTTGGCAACGCTACGCATCAAGTATTTGGGACGACATTCGTGTTGATAATGTATTGCCATTCAGAGACAGCAAAGAGGAAGACGACGAAAAGCACGTTCACCCGCTGCAGCTTGATGTGATTGACCGGCTGGTGGAGCTTTACAGCAACGAAGGCGAGGTTGTGCTGACTCCGTTCATGGGTGTTGGTTCAGAGGTTTATAGCCCTGTTTCAATGGGACGCAAGGCTATCGGAATTGAACTCAAAGACAGCTATTTCAAGCAAGCAAAAATAAATCTTGAACTGGCTCCGAATCGATTTACTTCGGACAACGGATTCAAGCAGGAGTCATTGTTTGATGCGTGCGCTGATGAAGAACTGGAGTGCGCATGAGATACCCGCAACGATTCGGCAAGCTATCACCTGATGACATTGAAGCCATCAGAAGCGCCGCAAAGCAGCGTCAAAAGCTGCTCGCATACATCAGGGATAACTTGAGCTACGAAGCTCTTGCATTGAAGCATGGCGTTACAGTGACAAGCATCAACAGGGTGATCAACCGCGAGATTTACGGCGCTGTTTTATAAGGTTTAAAGCATGATCCAAGTATCAAATCACGACTGCCGCACCACATTCGCTGGCGGCATCAACCCGTTTATCGCTGCCGGTGCCGTCCGACTAATGCCAGCCTACGAGCCTGCATCCAGGGTGGCCGGTGTGTTCTGTGTCACCCAAAACGACATTCTTGTCGTGCTTCGGGATGGCAAGGAACGAAGGATTTGTGAGGTGGCGGACGCCACGGGGGTCGACTCAAACAACGTCGGCCAGACCTTGGCCAAGATGGCCACCGCCGGGCTTATCAAGCGCGAGATGCGCCGGGTGCCCGGGAGGAAGTCGGTGCCCTTTTACTCTATTTGGGGGACGGAATGAACTTTAGAGAACACTTCGAACAGTGGCACTTGAAGCGGTATGGCTACAAGGCCGAAGGCAAAGGTACGGCACTTGCGTACAAGTACAAGCAACCGACCGGTTAGAGCTTAAACAAAGAAGCGAGAAAACGATGGAAAAGATTGAGAATGACGGCAAGGTAGCCGTGCTGTATTCGCCGGGATTTGGCGCAGGCTGGAGCACCTGGGCCGACAACGACCAGAAAGAGGCGCTGTGCATGGATGCGCGCATTGTCGGCCCGTTCTTGGCTGGCGATAAGGCGGGCGCCGTGGCTGCGGCGGTGGCAATGTTCCCTGGCCTTTACACCGGAGGAGCCTACGATCTGCAAGTGATGTGGATTGAGAAGGGCAAGGCTTTCGAGGTGGAAGAGTACGACGGAAGCGAAAGCGTGCATGTGATTGGCGATCGCATGTATTTGGTGGCCTAACGCAGAAGTGAAAGGCGACCAACAATGAACACCAAAAACACAAACCCGCCCGCAGTCGTCCTTTCGACTGCCGA